ATTTGTATATTGTTTTCTAATATTTGTTTTTCTTCTTCGTCTGGCATTAAATCTATAAATATACCAAAATCATACAAGTATAAGTTTTTCATTTCATCCAACGTTGCCACGTTGTGTGAACCTATCGCTTGTATAAACGCATCAGCTGTTGGTGAATATTCTAATATATCAGATATTCTTAACGATAAACACTCAGCAACTTCAGCCGTTAAAAATAAGCCTGACTGTAATATATGTCTTGTTGCTGTATTTGAGTTAGCTGCCGCTAGTTTTTGTACACCAACTAAAGCGTTTTTATCTGGCATACTACCATCTCTAGCTTCGTTTAAACCAGTTACATCTCTTATCATCTGTAAGTAGTAATTATAAGTTTGAATTAAACTTTGTAGCTTAGCACCACCACTACTACTTCTTATTTCTTGTATTGGTACTTTACCAGGGTTTAAATCACCTTCACTAGTAAAAGATCTACCTATAACAGAACCAGTTTGAAAAAACATGTTTAACGCTTCTTGTGGATTATAATTAGTTCCATTACCTAAATCTATTTCAGCTAAACCGTCAGCATCTAAATAAACACCGTCAGGTATCATACGCGACATCACTTGCTGTAGTTTTAAATGCGTTAATTGAATCATATCAGCAAAACCTGTTATTCTTTTCACTAAAGATTCTATTCTACCATCATACATCCTAGGAGCAACTATATTATAATTCATCTTTACTTTAGTATAATCGCTTTTAGGACGCATCATGTTTTTAGCCATCTCCCATTTAAGTAATTTATTTGTACCTAATATTATAGCGCCTTCATACAAAACTTCTACTGATCTTAACAGTTTTTCGTATCCACCTTCTTTATTTACTGGTGGATTAAATGTATCGTCTTTTTCTATGGCTTTATCACCACCTGTTCCTGTTTCTTTAACTTTATAAACTTCGTTCATATAAGTTTTATAGTTAAAATATAAAACTTGCACTTTGTTGTTGTCTTCTTTATCTGAAGAGTATCTACTTTTATAATTGTTTCTATTATGATATCTGTTTTGCATTATTTCTTCTATATCTGCCTCTGTTAAAAAAGGAAACTGTTTTACCAGTTCGTTTACAGGTATAGATTTAACTTCACCAACATAATATATATCGTCAAAATAAGGCGAGTCCGTGTAAGAGTAAACTAAATCAGCTGGATCAACGTAATCTATAGTAACACCTTCTGATGTGTTAAACGAAGTTTTAACAGCACCGATACCTAAAACAGTTAAATCATAATAAAATCTCTTTTTTATCAACTCGTAGTTATTACCATCCATTAAAACATTTATAGCCTGCTCTTCTGCCATCTCTACGGCTTGCTTATAGTTAAGCTGCATATGTAGTCTTAACTCTTCTGGTGATTCTGGTAAAACTTCCATTTCGCTTTCTCTAGTATTTATACCCAATCTTTCAGCAGCAACAGCATCAAACTCTTTCATTTGCATATCGTTCATGATACCTTCCATGTAATCTGTACGTTCTTGTACGCCATAAGGATCTTGAGAGTAAGCTTTTATATCGTAAGTTCTTTCAGCTATACCGTTAACCACTATATCTACAAATTTAGGTATAATAGGTACAGGTGTCCAGTCTAAGTTTAAATAAGATAAATCTCCGTTTATAGATAATTCATCTTTATATTTTTGTATTGATTGCTCGCCTCTAGCATAAAGCCTTAGTTTGTGAAAATCATTTAAATTGTTAAGATATTTATTGTTGTTTCTGTCGTGATGAAACCACTCAGATTCTATAGCTTTGGCTATTTTTAAACCGTACTCATAGCTCATCTTTTCAAGATCGCTAACAGCTTGACTTGGGAAATAACTTTTTACACCGTAATTTGCCATATTTATTTTATTATTTTAGATGTATTGCCTGTGTTTTTATATCTAGCAATATTTATGTTTAATTTAGGTTTTTCAACTTTAGCGTTAGGAGCATACAAATGTCTATTACACGCCATTATAGCTAAGCCAGAACTTATAGTAGCATCAAACTTAGTTCTTTTATTTATATCAAATTTAGCCCAGTCGTTTAACAAAGAGTTAAAATACAAGTTACCCATGTCACCATTTGTTTTAATACCAACATGATTTTGTATATACATTTCAATAGCAGCGGCGTGAGCTTGTTTAATATCTTCACTTGAGTTAGGTATACCACCTATTTCTTTTTCTGATGAAGATAATTTATTCCAGGTCTTGTCAGGTCTGTTCATACTAAAACCTCTATATCCTCTTCTTCTAAGATGATAAAGAAGTCTTGGTTTATTATTCTCCGCTAATATAGGCATACCGTAAAAAGCTATAGCCATTAAAACGTCTTCGAAGAATATTTCTGCCGTAGGTGGTCTTGATAAGTATTCTAAAAAAAAGCTGTTTGCAGGAGCGTCCTCCATGCTAAATTTAGTTAGGCCGTGTAATGCTCCTTTTGAACCTTGACCATCTACGGTTCCTGATATGTCATATGAGTCACATCCAAACGCACCCATATGTTCATTAGCAGGATATTTTATTCCGTTTTTTATTATAACTTTGTTTTGTAAATGAGTTGGTGGTATCCAACTTACTTTAAATCTTCCTTTTGGATCTGGATAAAAAATAACTTGTGTATCTTTAACGCCGTTAACCCATTGAAAGTTTCCAGTAGAAACACCAATACTTCTTGACATTTCTTCGTTATAATCTATTTGTTCGTATATTTTTACTAAGTTAAATATACTGTTTTTTGTTTCATCTCTAAACGCGTGCTCTTCAGTTCTTGGAAACTGTCTGTAAAACTCGTTTAAAGCATCTTGATCTGACTTTAAACCTTCTGCTTCGTTTTGCCAATGGTCTACTACACCAACGTCTATTAATTCCCCGTCGGGTCCGACAACATCATCACTTGGGCTAACAAAGACAGGAAGTCCGTATCCGTCAATAAATCCTTCATAGTTCCACTCCATTGGGATAAACAAAGAGTATAAACCACTCTTTGTCTGTCCATTTCTATTTCTTTTAGTAACGTCCGAGTCATAATATAATTTTTTAAAATTGTCACCACCTTTATCAAGGGCGTTGCTGGTAGAACCCATCATACATTTACCAATAATCCTACTACCTAACCTCAAGCATGTTTTTGTAACTCGCCAGTTATTTAATATATTATCTGGCCTTTCCCATTTACCACTTTCATCGTGTACTAGTAGTGCTAACTTTTCACCATCATAGCTATTATCACCTGTGTTCTTCCAATCTATAGTTGTATCTAAGCCTTCTAGTTCCTCTAGTTTAACGTTGTCTGTTATTTTCTTTCGCGTAAACTTACTAGCCGGTACTCTATAAGCTAACTCTGTTTTAGGTCTATCCATACCATCTTGTATCGGTTTAAAGAAAAAAGGATAATTAACTGATATAGGTACCACTTTATCTGTAAACATTTTTTTAGCATCAGCACCAGTTTTAGAAAGTATCCCATATCTACTATCACTTGATATAGTGGCTAAATTAACTGTTTCCGCACTAGACATAAAAGAAAAACCAGAACGTCTATTTTTTAAATAGCACATACCGTAGCATCTTTTATCAGCTTTACAAGCTTCCCAAAATATATAAAACAATCTGTTAGCTTCTCTAAAATCAGGAGCGCCTACATCAATTTTACTCCATTGTAAATACATATAGTGTGCGCCTGTTATGTAAGTTGGTTTGTTTTTGTTTGTAAACCAAAAACCTTCTTCTCTTCGTTTAAACTCTTCGTCTATGTAATCATACCACTGTTCTTTTGATTCTTCTGGATATAATCTCCAATCAAATATAGTTTTTAGTTTACTTATTTCTTTAGGTTGATCTAACTTTAACCATTTATTTTTTTCGTGCTTAAAAACTAGTTTAGGTTGCTTTGGTAAAGCTATAGCTAAACCTTGTATTTCGTATATATCACCTATTTGTCCAGTTTTAGAAATAACAACCAAATCGTGTTCTTTGTTGTAGCCGTAATTCCACTTTTTACCTTTGTTAAGCCTACTTATAGTAGTTCTTTTTACAGGTTCTATTATTTTATATAAACTTTGCTCGTACATTACTTAGATCTTCCTTCTGCAAACCCTTTAAACACTCGCTCTTTTTTTTCTTCAGGTTGTTTACCTTCTAATATATTTTCTTCTTCTTGGATTCTGTTTAGTATTTCAAACGCGTCAAATATAGCTAACTTTTTAGTAGCAGCTGCGTTTTTTAATCTATCAGCTGAAATATCATCGTCACTATCTACAATAGCTTCTTTAGCTACTTTAATTAGTTCTTCAACTGCTTTGTGCCCAGCTTGGATTATACGTTTCTTGGTTTGCTTGATGTTCATATTTTATTGTAATTAAATTTGATAAAATTCTATATAGCTTAGTATTATCTATAATAAATTCACACTCTGTTCCAGGCCTGTATCCTATAACTTCTCCAACGTTAACAGTTCCATCTGAATATTTTACTAAACCAGTTATTGGTTTTTCTATTTCAGTGCCAAATTTATCAGTTTCTTTTATAGGTTGAATAAAACAATAACCTTTAGGACATATCCAATTTTTATCTCTTTTATAAAGAAATATTTGATCGTGATTAATTAAATAAGTGTTTTTGTTGAAATAACTTCTACTGTTTCTTTCTCTACCTTTAACATCATGCCATCTTCTAAAAACATTGAAATGCGTTATAACCGTGTCACCAGTGCTTATACCTAAATTTTCACCAACCGTAGGCGTTGATATTACTTCAGCTAATCTATTAACGTATTGATGATTAAATATTTCTGTGTTTAAAATAAGTTCTTTATTACCTACTTTTTTCTTGTTGTTGTATCTATTACCTATAGGTCTTACTACAAAATTGTAAACACTTTTCATTAATACTCTAAGTTGTACTCAACAGACACAGCCATGTTTTTATTAAAGTCTTTCCAAGGTAAAACATCTTTATTTTTTCTAATATAAATAGAATACTTGTCTTGTTCTTCTATAATATCACATATAGTATGCCCGCCATACACTTCCTGACCAACAGAGTAATGCATGGCGTCATTTTTATAATCTTTACCTACACTAATCTTTCTTATCAGTTTGCTCATCTTTGTAATTTATTGCGCCGCTGTTAATGTCTATGTCAAAAGTGCCGTACTCTTTTTTAAAAACATCTTGCAGTGTTAGTAACATTTTTTGATTTTCTCCCATGCCATGTAGCATGTTATGTTTTTGTGCTTCTAGTCTACCTATTTGAAACTGCACTTGATTTATGTCGTTAACGACGTTTTGTAATGTTTTTAATTGTTCGTCAGATAT